CCCTTCGTTGGGCTTCTTGCTGTGCTTGAAATTCTCTTTCTTCTTTTAATAGTTGTTGTTGTTCTTTTAAAGTCATGCCTCCAGATATTGACGGACTACCACCCATAAGTGCCTCCAGATTCTTGTTGTTTATTACATATTGTTTTTAATTTATTTACTAACTCTATTTGACCAGCCCTAAAAGAACACTTACGTGTCCATTGCTCTGATGTTAACTCAGGATCATAATCAAGTGGTGGGTACATCTTTTCCAGAAGTTCTACCAACTTTGGGTCTATCCTGGGATATATTTCTTGTTTCATTTTCTTGTTTATCCGTTTGTGTTTTAAACTTAGCCACCTCTATCTTAAGTGTTTCTAATTCTTCGTATAAATTTTTTAAAATTAACCTAATGTCTGAAGAAGACAGGGTTGAAATATTCGTGTTTAATCTTAGTTTGAAATTGTTTTGAAAGCTCATTGTATTGTCCTTAGTTTTGGAAGACCGCTAATGTAGTCTTGAATATTAAAGTTTTCTAAATCAATATTTTTATCCACAGGAGACATGTATTGATTTCCTATATAGGAATCTTCTGCTTGTCCTCCAAAGGTAGTATAGGTGGATCTTATTTGTTGACCCAAAGCTTGCATCATTTGTTCTTCAGACAAAGCGGCTGATTGATATGTCCCTAATTTTCTTTGGGATTGACTGTATCTTGTAAACTCTTCATTTATTTTTTTAGTTACATCTTTAAAAGTACTTTGTAATGCTTTTATCTCAGCTTCTACTGCCATTGCTGGGTTAGTTTTCCACAAAACTTTTTCATCATCGCTGGTTTCTACGGTTTCATTTGCTAGTAAACCACGCTGATAACCCCCTAAAGCACTGTATTTATTTTGTAACTCTTCTGTAATTGCTGGTAAGAATTTATTAAAATCATATCGTTTATTCAGTTCTTCTTCTTCAGTAGGCGTGGCAAAGTTAAAGAAACTGGAGCCGCCTGTTAATGAAGTAGCTTTTGCACTTTCAAATAGTTTATTAGCAGCATGTAGTTTTCTTGAATAATCGTCGTCTGTTTCTTGTATAACTTTTCCCTTTTTCCTGTCATAAGTATAATAGTAGGGCTTCCACTTTTTCGGTTTTTCAATACCAGCCATAGTCAGCAACTCTTCAGGAGTACGCGCATTAAATAAAAACTCATCAGCACCTCTTTCTCTTTCACTAATTGTAAACCCAGGGGTAATTTTCACTTCATCATCAGTAGACTCTTCTTTTTTTTTCTTTTTTTTGTTTTTAGATTTTTCTTCTTCGATAGGTTCTTCTACCCGTGCTACAAATGTATCATAAAGTTTTTTACCCACCACCGTTCTTGGCATAGGTCCTGATACAACAGGTGCTTGTAAGTTTTCAAGGTATCGGTTATACGCAGCCATTATTATATCCATCTGTTGTCTATTATCAGCTTCTCGTTGTGCGCGATCAGTTACGCGATCAGCGTTGAATAAAGCCATAGTAATACCTCTTAAATAATTTCACAACCCCCAGCCGTACAAGCCATAGAGTGTGAAGATGTTGTTGTGTCATTTAACTCATAATCCTTTAACTTAGAAAAATCTACAAGAACTTTTGGAGACATATTATAGGTACGAGCATCAATAGCTTCAAAGGGAGCTTGAGCATATGTATGGTCGCACTTGGGTAAGAATGATATACCAGATATCTTATCAAAGTTTTTCCAAACCCAGTTACCAATTTCTAAGAACTCATCATCTGTATAAGACACAGTAATACTGGGCTTGTGATGACAATAGAATTGTTGATAGTCTAACCATAGCTGTAGATGCTCCATTGCTCCTAGTGTTTCACTGGTTTGTGTACCCAGTTCTGCTCTTTGGGGAAATGTAAACACAGCTGTAGACTCGGGATTCATTACACAATCTTCTACCGTCACTCCCTGATCTTTCATCATAGTATACATTGGGTCTTTCTTATCCAACCGTACACGCCTATAGTAATACTCAGAGTATCTTGGATGTAATCCAGACGATGAGTTTGCCAAGCAGGATGTGGTACCCTCTGGCTTAATACATGTGATTGATTTACTGGGAGCAATACCTAACTTATCAGACCACACAAGATTGGTGTATTCAGCGGTTTCTTTTAAAACCTCTAATACATACTTAAGCTTTGGTCTACCCTCTTTACCAGACATCAGCTTATTATCAAAGATACCAGTCATACTGACACCCAGCAATCTTTCCTCCTTACAATTCTTTTCCCAAGAATTTCTTAGGTATGGAAAGTGTGTAAACATACTTTGGATTGTCCCTATAACAGTAGCTTGTTCAATCTTACGATTTAAAGTTTCTACATTATCGTTAGCCCGAACAACAACTGTAGATAAATTACAGAATTGGTTGGGTCGTAGAATAATTTCTGAACAAGGGTTTGTACCAAAGAAATATTCTTCTGTATCTCTGTGTGATGCCTTGGCAATATCAGTCATGGCTTGTCTGTTACAAATTCCACGCTCGCCTGAGTGCGAGTTATAAAGATCAGACCACTCTTCCATAAATTGCCCCATAGAAGGTCTGTCTTGATACACAGCAGAGTTATTTGCTAGTGATCTGTGTGATGATGCTTCCCACCAAGCACCAGACTTACAGTTTGCCATCTCCCGATCTGACAAGTCAGACAAAGAAATCATAGCAGACCTACGAACACCACCCACAATAACAGACTGGGCAATCTTACAGCAGATGTCGTGACACTCTAGAGAACTGAGGTGACGACCCCGTGCTTTATAGAATGATTGTGTCACATATCTAAAGACTTCCTCAAGAGGCTGGGGTCCACTAGCGCGACCACCAAATGTCTTCAGTCTTTCACCAGCTTTACGAACTTGTGAAGTATCCCACTTGGGGTGAACACCAGAGTATAAACTGGTAATTAATAACTGTAGGGAATTACACCAACCTTCTCTAGAGTCTTCAACAAGAATAGATTCTTCCCATTCTTTTACAATTGTTGTAGGAACAATCGGTAGTTTATTCACACATCGGGCTTCGACACTGTAGCCGACACCCGTACCACACATAAGGATATACATTAATTCACCGAAAGAATCTGGTGAATTAATTTCCATATAAGCACAGTTATATAAGGCGGTGTTATCTTTTTCCAAAGCAACACCAGCAGTCATTAGACCACGCATACTAGGGAGAACTTCTAGATTAATAATAGCTGATTTAATATCAGGTCTTTCTAATAGTTGTGGTGCCCTGTTGGTGAAGAAAGACCACCACCTATCTACTGTTTCTTTCCATGTTTCACGCCGTCCCAAATCAGGCAACCAGCGTGAGTAACGACTCAGTGCTATGAACTCTTGAAAAGTATTCATATTAAGCTCCAGTTGATCCAAACCCACCAGTGTTTCTATCTGTAGTATTGAGGTCTGTAACCTCAACAAATCTAGCACATATGGTTGGAGTAAGGATTAACTGGGCTAATCTAGTACCTTTGGTAAATGACTTTACTGTTTCTGAGTTATTGGTCAACATTAACTTGATCGTACCCCTGTAGTCGGGGTCAACAACACCAACCCCGTTACTCAGGACAACCCCATTTAAAGCCGTGCTTGATCTAATGAAGATTAGACCAGCCGTACTTAGGGGCAGTTCCACAGAAACACCCGTATCAACTAGGGTTGGAATGTGGGGTTCTAAAGTAACAGCATCTAAACAAGCTAGGTCAGCCCCTACGGACCACGCCGTTTGAAACATCGGTAGCTTTGCGTTTGGTTCTAATTTAACCTTGACAGCATTATAGTTCTGATGAACATAAGTTACTGCTGAAACCCCAACAGGGTTCATAAAGGTGTTTGATTCGACATAATAATTATCTGTAGACATATATTTTATCCTCGGTTGTATTCTATAGCCCCAACTATTAGGCGGGGTTCCATAGAATTGGTTCTTTTGTATCTGAATTATACTCTCCATCCCTCAAGATTCTGACACATTGTGCCATTTTTACACAATAATCAAGACTGTAGGGGTTTCCTTGTGCATCTTTCGCTCGCTCGTATGCACACATAACGGTATCAGTCCAGTTGTGCGGTTGGACTGAATCTAACAACTTCTGAGCTTTAACTGGACCACACTTCCATATACCTGGTATATTATCGGTAGTATCTCCCGTAAGCCATTGCCTATGAAAGTTATATTCTGCCTGCCTAGCGTCAACCATAACAGGCTTTTCCTCTTTATCTGGATTCCAATGCCACCCCCGTACAGATCTAAGATCTTTGTCTATGGTTACAGCCACAGCACGATAGCCTGATGCCATAATACCCATGACATCATCAGCTTCTAGTTGGGGGATATCTAGTTTATTACCAGCCTTGGTAACTAAATCAATAGCCAATGGTAATGCTTCAGGAATTTTACGGTTAATATCCCTGTGCCTTTTATACGGATCCCAAATCTTACGCCTAAAGTTATCAGACCTTGGACAAGATACGGCTATGTGAACTGTTGAAACACCAAGTGGTATCCATGATTTGACATCGTGTTCAACCCTTGTTTCAATATCTTCAATACCCTCAGACTCTGCCCAGAAAGCAATCCTGTACGCTAAGATGTCGCCATCTAATACAGCAACCTTAGGCATTGGTTCAAGATTCATCATCATATTCCATCCTTGTTCTCTTGTACAAGTCCAGCCAATAAGCGTGGTCTTGTTCTGGTGTTGTCTCGGTATCGTTTACATCGTCTTCTAAATCTTCGTCTTCTGGATCAACCATTAATATTCTCCTGTGATAAATTGTCGGTCTTCACACCCAAGTGTAAATGTTTTGTCACAATATATCTTCTAAATCTTCGTCATCTTCTTCCGCAAGTTTTTTATGTGCTTTATCTAAGATTTGTTCTAAATCCCCCAGTGTAAGAGCTATATCATATCTTGTTTTCATACAGCCCAAACAATCACACAAAACTTTATCATCACTTTTCATATAGTTTAACCAATCCTCAAAGTAATTAGTAGCCTTGGTTTTAAACTCCTGTTCTGTACCTTCGTTAAACAATCTATAGTGAAACATTTCTGTGTATTGTATATCGTTAACTTCTACCTTATTAGCTAGGTTTTCACTTTCGTGGTTGCGCCAAGGTGCATCATGTTCTGGTACAACTCTCTTACCATGAGCTACAAAAACTTGTAAGGCACCAATCTTTCTACCAAAGTTAACTTCATTTAAATATCTACAGTCATCAACCAACACACACTTCTCATACCATTTCTTTGGGTTTGTTTCTAGGTTAGTAATATCCTGTATCTTAATTTCATTAAGCCGTTCTTCAAATTTCTTAACCCAGTAATCTGCGTCCTTGTTTCGCATAGTTGATCCCAGAACTTGACAAGCAATCCTGTATTGTTCGGGGTTGCCTTCTTTAGATATTCCAGTTTTTTCTACTTCTCTTTTCAATACATCAGCAAAAGGAACAATAACTGGAGAATATCCTTTGTTGTATAGGTACTCCGTAAATAATTTAGCTAAGGTTGTTTTACCAGCCCGTGCTTTACCGCCAAACATTATAACCATCATGCCAGTATCTCCATAATTGTTTAGGTGAAAAGAACATTGGTACATTTATGTTATGTAAGAACATAAAATCTGAAACAAATGTAGCACATGTTGGGGGAATATGCTTACTGTGGTGTAGGTTAAACCATCTCAGTATCTGGTACTTAATTAGATCCCAATGTTTAGTAGGTTTGTATGCGTTTACAAAGTCTTGCCATTCAGGGTCTAGATTAACTAGCCCAAATGAATGACTGAAATAGGGATCAACGCCAAGAAACTTCTTGTTTAGCCCCAACTTTATGATGCGTGGGCTGTACCCATCTACGGTTAGGATAATGTATTTATTGTTACCATATTCTATTTCCAAATGTACATGGGTATGCCGTGTCATTTGCATAAGAGAAATCCCCAACTTACGCCACCCTTGTAGTTTGTAACTTGAATAGAAACAAGCTTGTACTTTAGCTTTCATAGAACATACACAAACCAAGATAGACAGCTAAAGCGTGTTCTACTCTGGCTCCTTCAGAATTTTCCCAACCATGTAACATAACTAAAGCATCTGATTTCATAATAGCATCCAAGTCACGTTTCATACAAGACTTAAGATGTTCTTTACTGTCCAGTGAAATACTGTTGCCATCAAAGCCAGCTTGTTCATCCATTTCGGCAGGATTGAAAATTGTACAACCAGGTATTTTCTTAGCCCACTTCTTAGCCGCTAAATGAAAAGCTGGGAAATTGTGGTTTGCATAACCACGCATAGGACCAGCAATATATAAAGTAAGTGGCTTGTTTGTAGTGTAATCTAATAACATATATCTCCTTAATGAGTATCATTCCAATTCAAACCTATAGTGTACTCGGCATCTATAGGAATATTAAGATTAAGTCTGACACCAGCTTTGTTAGCTGAGTCTTTAATTATCATACCAACATCATCGGCTATATCTTTAGGAGCAGCATATTGGATTTCATCGTGGACGTATGCCATCTGATAAACCTTGTTACCATACTTGGCACTTAGTTGTTCATCAGCA